CTTTTTCTTAACCCAATTGGTCCATTTTATTGTATTGGACTGTCTCTGGAAGATACTTGAAATTATTATTTTAGGTGAAGCGAGAGGGGATTTGCCGGATTCCATAATACTTGCTCTGATTTGTGTCTATATTGCATGGATTTTGGATAAGGAGAACAAAAAAGAGTGAACACACTACAAAATGTAAAACAATGGTTTATTGACCGTGACCTTGAAAACGGTGGACGACTAGATAAGCAGTCACTCAAGTTGAGTGAGGAATTCGGAGAACTGTGCGCCGGCTATCTCAAGAAGAATGAGAAGCTGACCAAGGACAGCATCGGAGATTGTGCAGTCGAGATTGTTGGTCTGGCCTTACTGATTAAAGAGGATGTTCATAAGATTTTTAATGAAGTTTTTAGCGACGAATACTATGTCATAGAATGTCTGGTCTTTTTGAACAGAGCCATCAGTAATATTCAGTTATCAAATGGATTTACAAATAAAGATATATATAGTCGATTTATCTCGTTCAATTTATTGGTTAAAATCAATCAGCAACGCTCTTGGTTATAACTTTGAAGAATGTTTTGAACTGGCATACCAGGAAATTAAAGACCGTAAAGGTCGCTGGATTGACGGAAGTTTCGTGAAAGAGGAGGATTTACCTGATGCTTGAAATAAATGGCAAAAGCTACGAAGTCCATAAAGTGAAATTCACAAAGAAGGATTTAAAAAACTTAAAAAAAGGAGAAACACTTATTTTTATCTCCGAATAAGCTAAACAAGCTATAACTGTTAGTTTGGAGGACAAGGAGTGAGATATTTTAAAATCCTGTGTGTTGTTTTACTCGCATCATTCCTCGTGGCATGTCACCAGATTTCGAGTGGGACGGTTGTAGACAAGTACATTGACGAATCTCACACAACATTCATTCCCGTTGTGTCTGGGAAAAGTTCGGTACTTGTACCGACCAGAACCAAAAGAAGATATATTCTAGTCGTTTCAGGATATGCAGGGAATAAGCAAGTTGAAGAAAGTTTTGAAGTGACAGCTAAGGAATACAAATACTATGAAATTGGCAATACTTTTCTACAGGATGCCGTTTTAGAAAACAAGGAAGGTGATGAATAATGAAACCAGAAAAAATTGATAATATAAACAAACCAAGCCATTATCAAGGTTCAAAAGGCCTTGAAAGTATTGAAGTGATTGACAACTTTATTGGCAATCTGCCAGGAAAGGCTGCATGGTGCTGGGGCAATGCCATCAAGTATCTACTGCGATTCCAGAAGAAAAACGGTCTTGAAGATTTGAAAAAGGCTCGCAAGAACCTTGATTGGCTTATTGAGGAGATGGAGAATGAGAATCAAAACATCAAATGACTCTATTATCAACGTCGACAGAGTGAAGCGCAGCGTCACAATTGAAGGAGTTGAGTTTGGTTCAGACTGTAGTGCTTTGGTATCTAAGAACAAAGACGGAACAGGAACAATCACTCTGATATTTGAAGGGAAAATTATTTGAAAGGACAGGCAATGAAACCTAAACAATATCCATATTCAGGCGCTCGAAAGACAAACAACAAACAAGATAGAGTCAAATTCGCTGAGGTTTTAAATTACGAACCAATTAATGTGTCAATTGTTTCATTTGGTCGAGCATTTGTCTAGAGGAATTTAACAAAATAGTTCTTTAGGAAGGAGGTAAGGTTTGGCAATAGACATCAAAAAAAGATTGAAGGCTCTGCCTTATATCGATATCAAAGCGAAGTCAAAGCACCAGGAAATCATCAGTTTGAAATCAGGCATTTTAAAAGGACAAGTGTTTGATAATATGCCCAAATCAAAAAGCAATAAGAATCAGTCTGAAGAATTGAATGTATTGATTATTGATAAGTCAGATCAGCTCTATCGAGAAATTCAAGGCTTATACAAGGAGCGCGACGATCTTGTGCAAGCTATTGAATCACTCGATGATCCAGTGGAAAATATTGTGATGCGTCTACTGTATATTGATGGGCTTTCCTGGAAAGAGGTTCAAATCAAGCTAAATTGCAGTCAAGCTACTGTTCAACGTGCAAAACATAAAGCATTGCTGAAATTATCTAAAAAATATGATAATAATGATAGCAAATGATAATTTTAATGTGGTAAATTAGTATCATGAAGAATAGCAGAGAGGAAACCTCTGCTTTTTTTGTGCGCTAAAAAGGAGGTGAGGATATGTGGTAGTTGTTGAACCAATCAGAAATAGAGATGATGTTCAGCTTATGATTGAATGGCTGACGTTGCATAGCGCAGTCAAAGAGTCAGATAGACAACGTAACCTCATGCTCTTCCTTTCTGGTGTTAATTTGGGATTTCGTATTGGTGATATCGTTAAACTGAAAGTAAAGCACGTTAAAGGTTGGCATGTCCAGATCGTCGATGAAAAGACAGATAAGCCAACCAAACGAAAGATGCCAAAGAAATTCAAGAATGCTATGAGGCAGTACATCAAAGATAAGAAAGATGAAGATTTCCTCTTTCCGAGCCGAAACGGAAAGCATCAGCATATAAAATCTAACACAGCTTATAAGATTATCAAAAGAGCTGCTGAAGAAGTTGGTCTGGAAAACATAGCTACTCACTCGATGAGAAAGACCTTTGGTTTATTCATGTACGAGCAAACTAAGGATGTCGCTTTGATAATGGACCTACTGAACCACTCAAGCCAGAGTATTTCACTAAGATATATCGGCAAAAATCAAGATTCACAAGACAGAGCCATGACGAAGTTTCAAGGCTTTTAATTTTTTTATTTTACTATCAATTCATTGTTTTGAGGTTATGATGATTTCATTTTATGTATGCAGGATAAACGCTTGATAAATCTGAGTTAAAACTCATGTAGCGAATTCATTAGAATATGTAAAACAAGGAATTGAGAGAGTGAAAATAGCGAGGTTTACAAAAGTATGTTAGGTTTGCTAAGAGAATGAATTGAGAAGATAAAAGGTAAAGATGGACTATATGAAATCGCGAGGATGATTCATTGAAGATTGAAGTTTCAACTCGAGAAGAACGCAACCAGTTTTACAATTCAAGTGAATGGAGAGCGCTTCGTAAGTTAGTACTCGAACGTGATCACAACGAATGCGTTTGGTGCAAAGATGAAGGCAAAGTCACGAGAGAGAACCTAGAAGTTGACCACATCAAGGAGCTAGAGTTCTATCCAGAGTTTGCACTTGATATCGATAATCTACGAACATTGTGCAAAGCATGTCATAATAAGAGACATGATCGCTTTGATAAGAATGACAGAAATTTCAGAAAAGATGAATGGTGGGGTTAGGCGAACGAATCTTAAATACCCCCCGGTCAAAAAAATCGGAAATTTTCAAAGATGTCGGTAAGCGGTCTGCACTCGACTGTCCAAATTTTTAACCAAAAATTAAAGGGGGTGGGGGGTAATGGAAGAATACTCAGAAAAAAATATAAAAGAATTAGAAAATCAGCTACTTTCTAAAATCGGCTATTTTAGTCCTAGAAAAAAGGATGCGATCCAGTACGAAAAAGTGAATCGTTATCTTTATCTCGTCAGACTGCTCTATGAGCTGAAAGCCAAACTTCATGAAGACGGATTGGTCATCACAGTTCACAATGGGCAACAGAGATTTCAAAAAGCGAATTCTCTCATTAAGGAAATCAACACAACAAGCAATCAGCTTTTAGCTATTGAGAGGTCGTTTGATTTTGAGGTGGAAAATTCGCCTGTTGAAAACCCGACGTCTGGGAGTGATTTGTTATGATTTCTCATCCGCTGGTTGATGACTACATCAAAATAGCCGAGCGCGGAGAAATCGTCGTCAACAAAGAAAGAAAGCTGCTGTTTAAAATCATCAAGGAGAAAATCTATCCTCGTGATGATTTATATTTTGATAATGACCTGATTGAGAAATTCATTCGGTTTACGGAAAAGAACTTTTTTCCTCTAGCGAAGTACCAGCTTTTCTTGACTCCGTTTATCTTTCTTTTTCGGAAGGAAGACGGGGAGCCACACTTTGACGAGTATCTATACACTCTTGCTCGTGGGGGTGGTAAGAATGGTTTTATGTCTGCCAGATCTTCATTTTTCATCAGTCCTCTTTATCCGGTCAGAGATTATGACGTGACTATCACTGCTAACTCTGAGAAACAGGGTAAGGTTTCTTTTGAAGAGGTCTATGAGAACATTCAAAGGCGAGGTCTTGAGGACCATTTCTATCTGACTAAAATGTCTATAACAGGTCGAGCGAATAACTCGGTCTTTTCTTTTCGGACGAATAATCCGAAGACTATGGACTCTGCTCGTGATGGCTGTCTTGAGTTTGATGAGATTCACCAGTTTGAAGATGATAAGGCCGTTAAGGTTCAAAGGTCGGGCCTTGGTAAAATCGCTCATGCTCGGACTTTCTACAACGGTACGAATGGGTATGTGCGTGAGGGATTCTATGACAAGCTGATAGAGAAATCTATGCAAATCTTGAATGGAGAGGTTGATGATTTCAGGCTATTCCCTTTCATCTGCAAGCTTGATAGTGCGGATGAGGTGGATGATATGAAGAACTGGCCAAAGGCAAATCCGATGTTGGATGAAAGTACGCCTTATGCTAAAAGGCTGCTTGCAAGAACCAAGGCTGACTATGATGATCTTGTGTTGGAACCGTCTGGCCGTCAGGAGTTCATGACAAAACGGATGAATCTTCCCGAAGCGGACCTTGAGAAAGATGTTACTTCTCGAGAAAAGTTAGTTGCTTGTTTACGGTCTCCTGGTATCGACTTGAAAGGTCGGTCATGTGTGGCTGGTTTTGACTATGCGAGCATCCGAGACTTTGCGAGCGTTGGTTTGCTATTTAAGAATGGGGATGAATTTATTTGGAAGCAACATTCATTTGCGCGAAAATCATTTCTGAAAGCTTTCAAGTTAAAAGCGCCTATTCAGGAATGGGCAGATAGGGGGTTGTTTACAATCGTTGATGGTCCGAGTATTGATCCTAGACTTTTGATCGCCAAGCTGGAAGAATGGAGAAATCTTTATCAGATTGAGCTTGTATGTGCGGATGGTTTTAGAATGGACTTGCTGAAACCTCTTTTGGAAGAGGCTGGCTTTGAATATGAGTTCTTACGGAATCCTGGTGCGATTCAATCTAAGGTTGCGCCAATTATCGAAGATGGATTTGCGAATGAGCGGTTTATCTTTGAAAATGACAACTCTATGATTTGGTATACGGATAATACCTATGTCAAAGAGGACAAGGATGGCAATAAGCGTTTCTTGAAGAAAGAACCCGTCAGAAGAAAGACGGATGGTTTCCATGCCTTGATTGCTGCTCTTTACAAGAGGGAGCTGGTGCAAGAGTCAAATATCGGGGAATTCCTAGATATGATTGATAGCTGGGAGTTTTAATTAAAAATAAATTTGGGTGGGTGGTCGGCAGAAATTAAAAGAAAGGATGAAGAGCATTGGGGTTACTGAATTTATTTAAGCGTGAAGTGCCAGAGGTTGGTTTTGAGTTCGAGGATCTTGAGCGGATGTTTGGAAATCTGCAACTTAAAAGCTTAGCGATTGATAAGTCGGCCGAGTTCATCGCTCGAATTTTTGCTAAGTCAGCATTTAAGTATCAAGAAAACGGTAAGGCTAAGCCTTCTGATTGGGACTACTTGCTGAATGTAAGGCCTAACAAGAACGAATCTGCGTCAGATTTTTGGCAAAAGGTCGTCTATCGGCTGATCACTAAGAATGAGGTCCTAATCTTTCTTACAACTGATGACCAGTTGCTTGTTGCTGACTCTTATACACGGACTAAATATGCTGTTTATGATGATGTGTTTGAGTTTGTGACTTGTAGAGGTTTCACCTTTGAGAAGCGTTTTAGGATGAGTGAAGTCATTTTCTTACAGTACAACAATAATCGACTGCAAGATTATATCTCAGACTTGTTTACTGATTATGAGAAGTTGCATACTCGTTTGGTTGAGGCTTTGGCTAGAAATAATCAAATCAGAGGAACTCTCAAAACAAAAAACAATGGGAGTTTTGATAAGGAAATGCTTGCAAAACTTCAATCTTATGCAGAAATTCTTTTCAAATCGTTCAATACTAAAACGATTGCCATTGTTCCAGCTCAAGATGGAATGGAATACACTGAGCATACGAATACAACAGGGACTTCAAATATTTCTGTTGACGAGTTAAAGAAACTTCGTTGGCAATTTGACGATGAGGTCGCTGATATCTTAGGGATTCCAACAGCTTTAATTCATGGCGACATGGCCAATCTAGAAAATAGCCAAAAAATGTTTAATAGTTATTGCTACCAATCACTTGTTAAGAAAATGAGTGATGGGCTTAATTTTGCTTTAGTATCAAGATGGAAATATGAGCGCAATAATCTATTTGTAATCATTGGCGAAGGTCAGAGAGATAAGTTTGCACTTGCTGAAAACATTGATAAGCTTATTTCTTCTGGGGCGATGACTCGAAACGAGGTGCGCTCTGAACTTGGCTTAGAATCTGTCCCTGGTGGCGATAAATTCCTCATCACCAAAAATTACCAACTTGGTGAACAGTTAGAGAAAGGAGGTGAGAAAGAAGATGAAAGTAATTCCGATTAAGGGTACGATTATTTCTAACGATGATCGCTGGATTTATGACTGGCTTGAGTGGGAAGCTACCGCTCCAAAAGATGTCGTCCTTCCTGAAAGTGGTGAACCGATTGAGGTTCATATCAATTCGGGAGGTGGAGATGTTTATGCTGGTAGTGAAATCTACACTGCTCTACGCTCGTATCCGGGTGACGTGACCGTGAAGATTGTCGGTATTGCAGCAAGCGCAGCGAGCGTGATTGCAATGGCAGGAGATACGGTTGAAATCAGTCCGACCGCTCAAATCATGATTCACAATGTTTCAACGCAAGTAAATGGGGACCATAATGCTTTGCTCCACGAGGCTGGTGTTCTAGAAGGGTTTAACAAATCTATTGCTAGTGCTTATGTCCATAAGACTGGCAAGGCTCTAGATGACTTACTTGACTTGATGAACAAGACTACCTGGTTTGATGCTGAATCAGCTTTGAATCATGGATTTGTAGACAAGATTATGTTTACAAATGAAGTCGCTCCGACTCTAGTAGCAAGTGAAACTCCTATGATCCCAAGTGATTTTATTGAAAAAATGAGGTCAGCAATGACACCGGATATTGATAAAATCGCTGAACTGGTAGCTGAAAAGCTAGAAGCTAAACTACCAGATATACAAATTGGAAAAGAGGCTTTCGAAAATAGTGAATTTCTACAGAAGAAATTCAATCTTCCAGAAAGTCCAGAAAATAACACAGACAAGGCTGTACCGAAAGGGTTCGGTCTTTTTATGTTTTAAGAAAGGAAAAACAGAATGACAATGAAATTATCTAATCAATTTGAAAAACAACGTCAGGCATTTTTGGATGCCGTTACAAACGGCGCTCCTCAAGAAGAACAAGCGAAGCTATACAATGACATGATTGAGTCCATGACCAATGAAATGATGGCCCAAGCTCGTGATGCTGCCCGTGAAGAAGTTTCTGCCTTGAATCCATACGATGCCAAGCTGACCGCTGAAGCTCGTGAGTTTTTCAATAACATTGAAAAAGCCGCACCTCAAGGGATTGAGAAGCTCATCCCACAAGAAATCATTGACCGTATCTTTGAAGATCTGGTACAATCTCGCCCACTCCTTCAACACATTGGCCTTAAAAATGCTGGTATCCGCTTGAAATTCCTCAAATCAGAGCAAACAGGTCAAGCTGTTTGGGGAAAAATCAATGGAGAAATCCAAGGACAACTCAAACAACAATTCAACGAAGAAGAAGCAATCCAACACAAATTGACTGCTTTCGTTGTAATTCCAAAAGATGCTGAAAAATTCGGACCAGCTTGGTTGGCAAAATTCGTCTCTGTTCAAATCACAGAAGCCTTTGCAGTTGCCCTTGAAGCTGCTTTCTTGAACGGTGATGGGGATAATAAACCTATCGGACTTTCTCGTACTCTTACAGGAACTGTTTCAGGCGACCATACAACTCATGCTGAAAAAACAGCTCAAACTACTAAGTTGACTTTTGCTGACTCAGCTACCGTAGTCAAAGAATTGACAAAGGTTTACAAACATCACTCTGTTAAAGCAGACGGAAAAACTCCAGTTGCAGTAGAAGGTAACCTTGTAATGGTTGTTAATACAGCTGATGCTTGGGATGTGAAGAAACAATACACTTCATTGAACGCTCAAGCTGTTTATATCACAGCTATGCCATTCAACCTTATCTTGGTTGAATCTGTGGCACAGACGGCTGGTAAAGTAACTACATTTGTCAAAGGTCGCTACGATGCCTTTGTCGGTGGCGGTATTTCACTCGGTCGCTACACAGAAACCTATGCTTTGGAAGATTTGAACCTTTACACCGCTAAGCAATTTGCTTACGGTAAGGCTCACGATGAAAAGACTGCTGCAGTCTGGAATCTACAACTTCCCCAAGCCTAATCTAGGAGTTGAGCCATGACTCCAGAAGAACAACTTCATCCACTTCTTAAATCTTTCAAGGAGCGGATGAGGATTTTTCATAGTGGAGAGGATAATAACCTCTCCCAAATGTTGGAAAGTTCTGAGTCAGCCATCCTCAGTCTGGTCGGTAGTAAGGACTCTACCGATCCACAAGTGAGAGAGCTGATCTTAGAACGTGCTCGATATGCCTACAATGACCAAGTTGAGTTCTTTTACGGGAACTTTCAAGGGGATTTGATGGCATTGTCACTAGAAAATTACAAACCGGAGGAAAAACATGATTAAGGTTTTAAAAGGCTTTTACGACCTCAAAGAAGGGGTATTTCGTTCCGTTGGTCAAGAATTTGAAGCGTCAAAAGAGCGCTTCGATGAAATCAACGAGGCGCTGCCTGACTTTGTTGATTGGGAAGAAAAAACTACAGAAGTAACTGAAACATCACCATACTATGTATAACCGTCCCAGTTATCGCTACAAAAAGCCTGAGGCTCAAAATGGAGACCTGAGAACCCCCTTGACTTTCTATACTTCTAAAGTTGATGAGGGAGTTGATGGTCGTGATGTGAGCTACAAGAAGGCTTTTTCTACGATGGGGCAAGTTTACTCCCCTAGTTTCAAAGATATTGAGATTGCGACTGGAAAAGCGATGAAAGCTAAGATGACTTTGAAAATTCGTGACCCTTTGACGGATTATCAGCCTGAAAGTCGGCATTTTGTCGAAGTTGGGGATATCCGTCTAGTTGGTAAGAAATGGCAGGTTATTGATGTGCGTCCTGATTTTGATAATCGGGATTTTTTGATAGTTATTATCGGAGGTGGTCGTGATGTCTAGTGGAGCAAATCTAAAAGGATTTGATGATGTTTTGAGGAATGTCGAGGTTCGCCTAGGGGAGCCAGTGGTCCGTAGAAAGGCCAATAGAGTTTTGAAGGAAACGGTTGAGGAGTTTGAGCCTACTTTCAAACGGGCTATGGCGGTGTACGCTGACACTGGTAAGACGGCCGGAGCCGTCGTCCATGGAAATGTGACTGGTACAGCTAGTGGGGTTCCAATGGTTAAATTAGGTTTTAAAAGTCCTCGTTGGACTCTTATTCACTTGAATGAATTTGGATACGCAAAGAAAGGACATCCTCGTGGCTTCGGTATTATGCGTCGCTTTTTTGAAGGTAGCAAACCAGTCTTCAAATCCAAAGTAGGCATGAAGTTAAAACAGGAGTTTTTGTAATGATTAAGGACAAATTAACTGAACTCTACAACGCTTTGAAAGAGGATGAGTCTTTATCTGATATTAGTATCAAGTCATTTGAACGTCCTGATACCTTGGGGGATGACGAGACGAGTATTGTCATTATCCCTGTCGGACCTCCAATGCAGACAGCTCACGGTAGCAATACTAGTCTGGCTAAGACTTTTCTCTATCAAATCAATGTAGAGTCTGCCAATCGAGTGGAGTGTAAAAAGCTCCAAGGTAAAATTGAAAAAATAATGGAACATCAGGGATTTTATCAGACTGAAGGTGGTTTGGATCAATTGATCCCTGATATCAAACGCTATGTAGATGCTCGAACCTACAAGGGTCAGAGTGCTCTATACGAAGAATACTAAATTAAAGAAAGAGGTGCTATAAATGGCATTGGTTGGTTTTAAACGTATGACAATTCGTGTGTTGGATGGGAATGCTAATCCGACACTGGGAGAAAACCTTTTTGTAATTGAAGGACAAACTGGTAAAGGTGCGACTCGTACCGCTAAAATTTCAGGTCTTGCAAGTGATCCAGTAAAAACCTATGGTAGTGATGTCGCTTACCACGTATCAAACCGTGGTGTTGGCGATGTGAAGATGGAACTGACTGCGGTTGATATTCCTTCAACAGTACTCGCTAAAATCCTAGGACATCAAGTCAAAGATGAAATTATTGGTATTGGCGCTGATACAGTTGCTCCATACTGCGCTGTTATGCTTGAGTCTCAGACTGCAAATGGGACTCAGGCACAAGTCGGGTTCTTCAAAGGACAATTCTCAATGGACGCTGAAGAACTTGAAACGCTTAAAGATAAGCAAGAAGAACTTCCAGATGACAACTTGAGTTTCGCTGCTATTGCAAGTGATGACACTGAAACAAATGGTCTTTACTATGTGAAATACATTGGTAAAGATGATGCTAAGCTCAAAAAATTCAAAGGGCAACTTAAAATGGTTGCTGCAGGGTAGGAAGAGGGCGCAAGCTCTCTTTTTATCTTTTTTTCTAGAAAGGAAAGTAAATGGCTAAGGTTAAATTTTTAATTAAAAATGAAAAGGGTCAAGATGTTCAAAAGACCAGTAAGGAAATTACTACTAAGGACTATCGTGACTACCTGATTCTCAACGAAGCATTATCTTCTGACTTGTCTGAAGTTGAAAAACTAGACAAGCAATTGGAATTTATCGCCTCACTGTTTGAAGATTTGGAAGTGGAAGAACTTTTGAAATACACAGACATGGCAGATATTTTTGCGGTATTTGCAGACATCTACTCTCATTTGGTGGGTGATGTTGACCCAAAGGAGAAAAAATAAAGCCAAGTGAAGCGCTGAAAAGGTTTTATGGATTTGTCAAGCAAGCTACTGAGGGTCCATATGGAATGAGTATTCGTGATGTGATGGATACGAGTTGGGAGGACCTAATGGGCGTTCTTGGTGAAACTGAATCTGCTAAAGCTGAGGAAGTCATGGATCTTGCTGACTTTCTCCAGCTTATCTGATGAAAAGGCTTTACAAAACACCTCAATAGGCATATAATAAGGGTAAGGAGGTGAGTGGGATGAAGATGGTAGAACAAAATCGCAGGCGGTGTCTATTTTGGACATTGACTTTTGTACTATATATCTGTTTTGGTATTTACTGTGTTTGTACGAACTTCGGGAATACGATTGGGCAGATATTATTGTCGCCATTCATCATTGCTTCTTTGCCTTTATATGGATATGGACTCATAGGCGTTTTTATATGGGCAATGATGTCTATGGCTTTTGATGATTATAAGAAATTAAAATAAGAAAAGTCCGAAAGGGCTTTTTTATTTGCTTTGAGATAAAAGGAGGAACAATA